TCGGGACGCTCCAAGGGGCGATATACGGCGATTATACGGTGGTTGAGGGCATAGACCCATCGACGATGAAGTTCGTCGCCTACGGGCTTGACTGGGGGTTCAGCAACGACCCCACGGCATTGGTGGCCGTGTACCGCAGGGGCGATGACCTTTTCGTGCATGAACTCCTGTACAACCGTGGCCTCACCAACTCCGATATTGCCACCAAGTTGAAGGAGTTCGGCATCACGAGGGCTTGGGAAATCGTGGCGGATTCAGCAGAACCGAAGTCCATCGAGGAAATCTACCGCCTCGGATTCAACATCAAGCCCGCATCCAAGGGACCCGATTCGGTCAGGCAGGGGATTGACATCGTGAAAAGGTTCAACCTTCATGTGACAAAAGATTCCGTGAACTTGATAAAAGAACTCCGCAGTTACACTTGGGCCACGGACAAGGACGGCAAGGACACGGGGGTCCCGATTGATTCATTCAACCACGCCTGCGATGCGCTCCGCTATGTGGCCTTGAATAAACTTGCCGTGAGCAATTCGGGGAAGTATCTTGTGGTGTAACTTTGGGGCATGAACCTCGAATCCCTGCTTGACCTTGCCTTGGCCGTCGGTCGGGTCGTGCTGGCCTTGGTCTTTATCGGCTGCATCTTAACCCTCCTCATGCAATGAAATGGATAGCCTGTAAAGAACGAATGCCGAAAGAATACGAGGCGGTAATAGTGGTCATTCCTAAGAGTAGTAACAAGATTGCATTTTCTTGGTGGGCTAAAGTTGGCCCTGCTGGCAAAGAACAAGTTAAATGGTTTTTTGACACATCCGACGAATTTTTGTCCTGCCGAAGAAATCATATATTGGACCCCAATGCCCAAACTACCAACAAGCACCCAATGAAACTCGTACACTACTACCACATCTACTGCGGCGGAGGCGGCCAATGGCAACTTATCATGCACCAACACATGATGGCCCTGTGCAACTACGGACTCATTGAACAACTCGACGAGATTCGGGTCGGCATCGTCGGCCCGCCCGACCAGCGCAAAGCGGTCAAGGATATCTTGGAGAACTCGCTCGTGGCGGCAAAGATTAAGGTCGTGGTCACTCGGACAAACGCTTGGGAGCAGGCCACGCTGACCGAGATGTACCGAGCAAGCCAAACCGAGGATGCCGCCTACCTGTACGCTCACACCAAGGGCAGTTCCGACCCATCCCTCATTAACCAACTTTGGTGCAGGTCGATGATATTCTTCAATATCGTCGCTTGGGAACGGGCCATTGCAGAACTCGCCAATGTGGACTGCGTCGGAGCCTACTGGCTGACCAAGGAAGAGTTTCCCCAAATCGCTGACCACAACAACCCCGACGGTTATCCGTACTTTGCGGGTACCTTTTGGTGGGCCAAGTCAAGCCACATTCGGGAACTCGGCGAACCCGTAAGGGAACACCGCTGGCAGGCAGAGCATTGGATTGGGAAGCGGGAAGGCATGACCGTCTACAACTCCTGCAAGGGATGGCCAGGTCCCGATAAGTTCGTTATCACATTTTAGCCATGCAATTGATTGTCGCACGATACAACGAGGACCTCACTTGGCTTAACTCTTTGCGATGCGTCCAAACGATTTACAATAAGGGAGAGGATTTTGGCAACGGTTATTACCCATTGCGAAACATCGGAAGGGAATCGCACACCTACCTCTACCACATCTGCAACAACTACAACGACCTTCATAGTGTAACTATTTTTACTCAAGGCGACCCGTTTCCGCATTGCCCTGACTTTATCGCCAAGGCGCAGTTAATCATTCAAGACGGATTGGATGAACCATTCCGAAACCTGTCTAACTGGGTGCTACCTATTCAAGGGCTAAGTTGCACCGCATGGCCTCACCATTGCTGGCCAAACCTGCTCCCCGAAGTGGCTCACTCTTTATTTGGGGAGGACTTTAATCGCCCGATTTGGTTTGGTGCTGGAGCAATCTTCGCCGTGACCAAGGAGGCCATCCGTCGGCATCCTCTTTCGTTTTACGAGAAGGCTCTACGATTTTTTACCGACGGCGAACCAGACACGGGATGCCGTGGGTATGGACACGCATTTGAACGGCTTTGGCCTACAATCTTTGACGAATGATACACGACTTAACATCCCAAGAACTTGAACAACTGCTCCCAACTTTCGGGATGAACGATGAAATTCTAAACGAAATGCCAGCGGAGTTCTCCGAGCATTTTGGTAAAGGCGTGAAGTTTTGGCAGTACCCAAACCAATTCGCTCCGTATCTCAAGCACTTGTCAACCCTAAAGATTGATAGTTACCTTGAAGTTGGTTGCCGTTGGGGTGGAACCTTTATATTGACCACTCGTTTGCTGGGAATCAAAAAGGGGATGGCTTGCGACCTAATACCAAAAAGCGAGATTTTGGAAGGGTTTAATGAGTTGGAGGACTTTCAGTACCTGGAAGGACCAAGCGCAGACCTATCAAAGATTGACGGTCAGTTTGACCTTATCTTGATTGACGGGGACCACTCATACAATGGTGTGAAATCCGACTTTAAAACCTGCGTACGATTCAAGCCCAAACACATCGCCTTTCACGACATCGTTAACCAAGTATGCCCAGGGGTCCAGCAGTTTTGGAATGAAATCAAAGGGCAATATCCGCATCAAGAATTTACGGCGCAATACGATTCGGTTAACGGAACCTTCCTCGGTATTGGTCTTATTACGCTATGAATTTTGACTACCTGATTGTCGGTTCGGGTTTCTTTGGTGCAATATGCGCCAAGCATCTGCACGACCAAGGCAAGTCGGTTGTGGTCGTGGAAAAACGCAATCACATCGGAGGCAACTGCTACACGGAGCAGAAGGATGGCATTAACATTCACACCTACGGCCCGCACATCTTTCACACCAACAATTCAACCGTTTGGGCTTGGATTAACCAGTTCGCAGAGTTTAAGCCTTTCCGATTGCAGGTGATGGCTACGGCAAAGGGAGATGTCTATTCGCTGCCTTTCTCTATGTTCACCTTTGAGAAAGCCTACAATGCACGAACGCCCAATGAGGCAAGGTATCACATCGCCAAGGATTCTCAATTCATTACAGGGGAAGATAACTTGGAAACCGCTGCAATCAAGAAGGTAGGCCGCAAGGTGTACGAACTGCTTATCAAGGGTTATACCGAAAAACAATGGATGCGGGATGCAGACACTCTGCCAGCGAGCATCGTGAAGCGTCTTCCCGTTCGCTTTACCTACGATACCAACTACTTTAACGACACCTTCCAAGGCATTCCCGTTGGTGGTTATACGCAGATTTTTGAGAAACTGCTGGATGGTATTCCAGTAATGCTTGAAACGGATTTCTTTGCATCCCCATTGCCCGAATACAAGAACCTCATTTACACGGGTCCGATTGACAAGTTCTTCCGTTACAAGCATGGACCGTTGGAGTACAAGACCGTTATTCATAAGCACCGATATTATCCAAGCGACAATGTGCAGGGATGCCCTGTGATGAACTACTGCGACAAGAGCGTTCCTTATACCCGCATCATTGAGCATAAGCATTTTGAGGGCGTGCAGACGGAAGGCTCTTGGATAAGTACGGAGTTTCCCACGCCTTACATCGTGGAGCAAACCGACCCCTACTATCCCGTGAACGACGAACGGAACAACGCTATTTATGGGGCATACAAGGCAATGGCTGACTCCTTGCCGAATGTTTACTTTGGTGGCAGGCTTGCGGAGTATAAGTATTACGATATGCACAAAGTCATTGAATCCGCTTTAAACTTCTGCAAAGCAAAACTATGAAACTCCAAGACCTCACTATTGACCAGTTCCAACGCATCGCTGCGCTGGAGTTCAGCCCTGTGCTGACGGACTACGACAAGCGTGCAGGGGTCGTTGCAATCGTTGAGGGGGTGGATATATCGCTCGTCCGAGAAATGCCCGCCAAGGGGCTTACTAAGCGTTACAAGACCATTATTGCCGAGTGGAACGAGTTACCCACCCTCGCTTACAGGAGGCGGTTCAAAGCAGGCGGCAAGTGGTGGATTCCCACGGTGTTCACGGATGAACTCACGGCGGGGCAACTCATTGACCTGATGGACACCGACACCACGGACGAAAAGAAGTTGGTCCAAAACCTGCACCGCATCATGGCTACGCTATGCAGGGAGGGCGGCTTCCTCGGATGGTTCCCCGAGAAATACGACGGGGCAAGCCATCAAGAGCGGGCCGAACTGCTCAAAGCCCACGCCAAGATTGGCGATGTTTGGGGGGTGGTTAGTTTTTTTTGTAAGTTCCGAAAGTTACTTGAAAGTTTTGAGCGACTATTCTCGTCACCTGACCAGGGGATGCAGGGCCAGTAACCAACCCCCTCGCTGGCTATGGTTGGCTGATGGTGGTGTGGAGGATGGCCAACAAGGATGTGCTGAAATTTGATGCCATCTTTGCGATGAAGGCGGTGGAGTTCTTGAACTACGCCCTGCTGATACACGACATCTTGGAAGCCGAACGGATGGAAGCGGAGCGGATGCGGAGGAAGTAGGACACAATTTCGGTGGCTGGACATTTACCAGCATGGAAACCAAAGTACTTGCCAAGTTCGGAAGCGGTAGCATGAAAGAGGTCAAAACCGCCGACCTTCAAGCCCTTGGTATAACCGTAGGCCCGAAAGGCGGAGGCGTGGACCCACGGCAACAGGTGCTGATTGATTGGTTGAAGAATATTATCACGCTCGCCAAGAAGAACCTGGAGAACGGAGGCGAAGGCGGAAGAAGCATCAATGCGGGTGGAACGCTATCCGCAAGCCTTACGACCGAGGAAATCCCATTGACTGCCGAAAAAATCGCAGTTAACTTGATGGCCAACGACTATTGGAAGTTCGTGGACCAAGGTGTCCGTGGCCGTGTCAGTTCATCCCGTGCGCCTAATTCTCCGTTCTCATACAAGTCGGGGTCCAAGCCACCCCCTGCCCAAGCCATTGCCGATTGGATAGCCACCAAAGAGATACCTGTAATCCCGACCTACGACAGGAAGAAGAAGGCGATGCGGAGCAAGCAGGAGCAAGCCTTGGTGGATGGTCGCAATATCGCCTATGTAATTCGGGACCGTGGCCTATACGCCACCAAGTTCCTCACCAATGCCCTCACCCCCGAACAAATAGATTTGCTCGTCAATACTATTTCNGAGGTATTGGGCAAGCAGGTCAGCCTTTCAACNTCCCGATAACCCATGTCCATATCCGTANTATCNGGGTCGCCCCTCGTAGCGACCCCTGTCTACAACAAGATGCTCTACAAGGTCAGCGGCTCGCTGATTGCCCAACCGAATTACCGCTATGTCTGCGATGTCAAGAACCCCGCAGGCACGACGCTGGCACGGCTAAAGTGCGACAAACTGCCGACCACCAACTTCGGATTCTTTGATGTGCAGAGGGTCGTTGAAACCCTTATCGCCCCGACGGCCCCATCACTCACGCAGACGGGATTCGTGGAGCATTCGGGGTTCTATTCGGGGTATCGGCTGGACTTTACCCAAGAATACGGGAACACCCCCGTCGTCACGGGAGCGACCACGACGGTCAGCGGGGTGATGGCTTTTGCGGGGAACTTGGAGCAGTTGGAACTGGCTGACTGGAGCCTTAACCCGTACTTCCGCATCGGTAGCAGTTTCACCAATGTCCGACCGCTTACAACCCCGCAAGCCTTCACCGTGTACCAAGGGGGGAGCAACTTCCTTGCCATCAACGGGACAAAATATGAAACCGTTGTGCCTACCGCTGATTGGCTCGTATCGGCACGGGTTGCCTACAAAGGGGTGAACTACGATTTTGCCGTCAGCCCAAGCCTATCGGGAACCACGGACTTCAACATTCAGCGTTTTGCCTGTGGCCCTGCAAATCTTTCGGGGAGCATCCCTGCATTGAGCGGAGCGGTGGAGGGCGATTCCTACACGGTGCGGTTCATATCCAATGCGGCTGGTCAGTCGGATACAACCACCTTCACCTTCGGCCCCTGCCAGCGATTTAACTCCATCCCCGTTCACTTCGTCAACAAGTACGGCGGGATTGATTCGTACACCTTCACGATGAAGAACCGCAAGCGAGCCAACATCCAGCGGGAGGTGTTTGGCTACAACTCCGATGTGTACGCCACCACGACCTACAACAAGGTTTGGGCGGGGTCATTTGACTTCGTGTATGCTTTGAATAGCGATTGGCTGACCGATGCCGAATCCGAGTGGCTCATTGAAATGGTTCGGAGCGGGTATGTGTGGTTGGAACTCGGCGGTCAACTTGTGGAAGCGGTGGTTAATGCCAACCAGTATCAATTTGTAACCAGACGGAACGACCGCCTCACGCAGTTGCAGATTGAGGTAGCCGTAGCCTACGATAATAACATCCTATGAGCGTAACCCTCATAGCCTACCCGACGACCAGTTTTGTCAACGACTTGGCGGCGTGGAACAACTTCAACACCCGTGCCGATGCGGATGGAGCGGATGCGGTGGAGCCCGAATGCTTTGACTGCTTGTATTCCCGCTTTGCCCCCCTCAACGGGATGCCCGAACTCGCCTATGTCCTTGACACGATGGGCGGCACGGACATTGCGGTCACCTATTCCATCGGGGACATTGAGGATGTGACCAAGCAACGGGGGTCGTTCAGCAAGACGATAACCCTCCCCAACACCCCGACCAATCGGGCGTGCTTTGCCTACGCCTACAACATCCAATCCTTTGTGGGTGGATTCCAACCCAACAAGCGCATCCGTGCCGCTATGTGGGAGGACGGGGTGCAGGTATTCAGCGGAGTGCTGCAACTGCTCTCCATGAGCAAGACCAAGGGAACCGTCACCTACGAGGTGGGGTTGTTTACGGACAATGTGAGTTTGTTCAAAGCCATTGAGGGTAATATGCTCGTCAACACGGCGGGCGTTACAGGGATGAACCACACGCCCAACAGCGGCCATGTGTCGGGTACTTGGACGGCAAGCGGTGCGGCATCGAGTGGGTATGTTTACGGGGTGGTTGATGCGGCGGGGTTCACGGACATACTTGCTCAAAACGGCGGCGGTTGGTTCCAAGCCCCGTGGTGGAAACTTGGCCCCAGCATTTATGTCAAGAAGATGGTGGACCTCATTTTCACCGAGGCGGGGTTCCGTTATTCCAGCACATTCTTCAACTCGGCATTCTTCAACAAGTTGGTGATGCCTTATGCAGCGGGGACCATGCCCGTCAACCTATCGGGTTCCAATATCCTTGCTCAAAGCACGGGCAATACGGGCGTTTTTTCCGAATTGGTAGAAGAAAAGGTTTTGTTTTCGAAAGATACGCCTGCGCCTTTTTACGATAATCCTGGCTACTGGGTTGCCTCATCCAGCACTTTTGTTGCGCCGTCAATTGACACTCGATGGAATGTTCGGGTATCATTTACATTAAGTGGTTCAGTTGCGTCTACTAACAACAACATTTGCAGAATGGCAATTCGCAATCCTGCACAAAACACGAATTTTGCGACTGCTATAAATTTTAGTTTGAAAAAGAATGTAGTATCAGTCATCGATTTCAACAATGTCACAATACCCGCATTTTCTACCGCCAATATACAATTTTTAGTTGAATGGGATGGAATAGGTGGTTTTACGCAAAACTTTACAATCTTATCAGGCGCAACCATTCAATGGACCTGCCTCGAAAATCCAAGTAGCATTGGCACGCTGGATATGAGGACGGCCCTCCCTGCCGATGTCAAGCAGTCGGACCTCCTGCAAGATTTGCAGAAGATGTTCAACTTGCAATTCATGCCCGACCCCCAAGACCCGAAACTACTATACATCGAGCCGTGGAAGGACTTCTACTCATCGGGTTCGGTGGTGGACTGGTCGCAGAAATCGGATGAGAACGCAGAGCAGAACCTCACCAACGGCGACCCGAACGCATATACCAACATCGTCTTCAAGTACAAGGACATGGGCGATTACCTGTCCAAAACCTACAAGCAGTCCTATCCGCTTGCAAGGGAAGGCTACGGGGGGCGAATATTCAACACGGGTAACTTTTACGGCAAGGGGGACAAGGTGGTTGAAACCCTGTGCGGGACATTAATACCAGCCTCCTTCAGCACCGACAAAATCGTGGGCCGTACTTGGGACATCGACGGAACCCTTGCAAGCGGAACCATCAAAGCCCTGCAGACGGGCTACCGATTGGCGCAGTACAACCTCATTGAGGGGCAGACCGAATGGGCCTACCAATACGGGGTAAGTTCAACCGTTAGCGGGAATGTGGCCCTATCCGTCGGCATCCTTAAGATGCCCTTCGTGTCCCACATTGACAACCCCTACTCCCCGAATGTGGACCTCACCTTCGGGCAGCCAAGATTGGTGTACTACAACGCCGTGAACGCAAGCGGCAACCCGTTTGCCTACACCAACAACAACTTGTACAATACCTATTGGCTGAATTACATCAACGAGACGGTCAGTCAAGAAGCCTTGCAGTTGGAACTGACGATGCTGCTATCAAGCGTGGACATCTACCAACTGGACTTCCGCAAGCCGATATACTACGGCGGCATCCGTTGGCGGTTGCTGGAGATTCGGGACTACCTCGTAGGGCAGATGAAGCCTTGCCGTGTAACCCTGCGCCGCATCCTCAACCTTTCCGAATTTGTCGCTACCACAACCACGCCGATTGCAAGCGACCCCGAATTTTTGTTCAACGGCCCGATTGACCCCGACCCTGTGGACCCAGGGTACGAACNCCCTGTAAACCCCGAACTACCCTCCGAAGGATAACCATGGCAGATGTAACCAAAGAAATTGTACTTGAGGTTGGCCTCAAGGATTCCACCGCCGCTGGCACGACCAGCGCAAAGACCCGCCTGCGGGAATTGCAGAAAACCCTTGCGGACATGGCCCTCGCTGGCCAAGACGGGACGAAGGCGTTTCGTGACATGGAACGGGAGGCGGGAAAACTGAAAGACCAAATCGGGGACACCCAGCAGAGGATTAAGCAACTCGCCTCGGACACCCGCACCATTGACACCTTCGTAAGTGCGGTGCAGGGCATCACGGCGGGGTTCCAAATCGCCCAAGGTGCGGCGGCACTATTCGGAGCGGAAGAAGAAGAACTGCAAAAGTCCTTGGTCAAGGTCCAAGCGGCCATGGCCCTCGCCAACGGGGTGCAACAGGTGGCTAACCTGCTGAACAAGGATAGTATCTTGATAACCCAAGGCCAAGCAGCGGCGCAGGCTCTCTACGCCGTGGCGGTGGGAACCAGCACGGGAGCGATGAAGGCGTTCAGGATTGCACTCCTTGCAACGGGTATCGGTGCAGCGGTTGCGGCAGTTGGTCTGCTTGTGGCGAAATGGGACGAACTCACCGCAGCGGTTCGGCGGTTCTTGAACTTGCCCGACCCCAAGCAACGGGCAGCGGAGCAGGCGATGGCCCTGCAACGGGAGGAAGCGCAGTTGGAGCAGTACCGCCAAGCCTACGACAAGCACACGGATTCTCTTATCGCTGCTGACAACAAACGCAAGGCCCAACAGGAGCAACGCCGCAAGGACGAAGAAGCGGCCACCAAGCAACGCCTGCTGAAACTCCAAGAGGAAAACAACGCCATTATCAAGTTCGTGGAGGACTTGAACTTGACCCTCTACGAGATGGAACTGGACCGCATCAACAAGCAGGACCAACTCCAAGAGGACCAAATGCTCCGCAGGCGGGACGCTTATCTTCGGGACATCCGCTTGCGTAACGATGCCGAAGCGAAGTCAGCAGCGGGGCAAGCGCAACGGGAAGCGGACCTTGCGTCCCTTCGTGAGAAATATGTCGGGCAGTCCTTCGCTGTCATCGGGGATATCATCCAAGCAAGTGCAGGCAAGAGCGAGGAAGCCCAACGGCGGGCCTTCAATGTATCCAAAGCGGCAAGCATCGCCCAAGCCATTGTCAGTACTTACCTTGCAGTAAACTCGGCTTTGGCTATCAAGCCCACGGAAACCGTCTTCCCAGGTCAGCGATTCGTTGAGGCAGGTCTTGCCCTTGCCGCTGGTCTTGCGAATGTGGCCAAGATTAAAGCGACTCAATTTCAAGGCGGTGGAGGAAGCGCACCAAATAGCAATGTCATGGGTGGAGCATCGGGCGCAAGCATGACCCCTCCGCCCATCTTCGCTAATCCCCAAACGACCAACCTCGGAACGGGCGACCTGTCATCGGGTCAGGGTCAGCAGAACCAACCCATGCGGGCCTATGTCGTGGAGCGGGACATCCAGCAGACCACGAGCAGGGTACGGCGGTTGTCCGAATTTGCAACATTGGGCTAACCCCTACATCTACCACCATGGAACTACCCGTATATCGGATGACCGTGGACGAAGTGGACGAAGGCGTGCAATTCGTGGCCCTCGTTGATATGCCCGCTATTGAGAAGCCCTTCCAAGCCTTTGCCAAGACCCCGCAAAGATTTGCCGAAACGGGGGAACGCCGAGTGCTGACTGGCCCGCTCATGCTGGCCGATACTCCCATCTACCGCAAGGACGACACCTACGGGGAGTACTATGTCGTGTTTGACAAAGCCACCATCCGTAAGATTGTCCAGAAGTACTTCAAGCAAGGGAACCAGCACAATGTGAACGCCTATCACAACGCCGAACTGGATGGGGTGTTCATGTTTGAATCCTACATCACCGACACCGAGCGGGGCGTACTTGCACCCAAAGGCTACGAGGACACCCCCGACGGCTCTTGGTTCGGTTCCTTCAAGGTCGAGAATGACGAGGTGTGGGAGAATCGCCACGCTTTCAAGGGTTTCTCGGTGGAAGGGCTCTTTGGCATGAAGAACACAGGCACCGAACTGGAGGTCGCACTTGCGGGCCTCGCAGACGATTTGACGAACTTTTTGCAACATATCAACCCAACCTACAAATCCCTTTAATCTATGAACCTGAAATCAGCCATTGAAACCCTGCGGACTGAACTCCGCAAGTTCACAACCCAAAAGCAAGCCTTTGCCGACTACAAGTTGGCCGATGGTACTGTCATCCGTGTGGATGGCGACCTCGTTGCTGGCACGCCTGTTTACGTCATCGCCGATGACACCACCCTGCCCGCTCCTGACGGCGAACACACCGTTGAAGGCGTTGGCGTGGTCAAGACCGAAGGCGGCAAAATCACCGAAGTCGTTGTGGCCGAAGCCCCAGCACCCGCCGAGGAAGTCGCCGTTGCTGCTGAAATAACCCCCGAAGTTGCGGGTGAAGTGGTGAGTGAAATCGCCGAAGGCTACCCGATGGTGGATCCGTTGATGGTTGAGGAAATTGTCAAGAAGCACCTCGTCAGCATCATGGAGGAACTGAAGGCCGCCTACACCGAGATGGGCAAGATGAAAGACAAGATGGCCGCATTTGCAAGCCAAATGGAAACCATGACCGACATCGTGGAGAAGGTCGCAGAACTACCGTCCGAAGCCCCCAAGCCAACCGCATCCGCAATCGTGGAGCAACGGAAGGCCTCTGCCCAGCAGAACTTCAACGCACTCGCCGAAGCAATCCAATCACTCAAAAATCCTAAATAAACCTTAACCCCCTAAAACAAAGCCATGGCATTTTCATTTGGAAATCTAACCGCTTACACCGAGCAGCAAAGGTTGCCGCTCATCACCAAAGCCGTATTCTCGGCCCGTACCGCCGCCCTGTTCACTAAGCAGGTAGGTATCAAATCAGCCGCTGCGTTGAACCTCATGGACACCGATGCGAACCTTGCATCGGGTACGTCTTGCGGTTGGACTGCAACAGGCAACACCACTTTCAGCCAACGGAACATCACCGTTGCACCCATGAAAATCCAAGAGGCTCTTTGCCCTCGTTCCTTGGAGCAATACTGGATGCAGTCGCAGTTGACCGCTGGTAGCCAATACGACGGCGTACCATTCGAGCAGGCGTTTGCCGAGCAGAAGGCTCTCCGTATCGCTGAAGCGTTGGAGAACGCAATTTGGTCAGGCTCTACCTTGGTAACTGGTTTGTTGACAATCTTGAACGCTGCATCAGGTTCAACCGTATCGGGTAACACCGCAGCGATTTCGGGTTCTATCACGACCACCAATGTCATCAGCATCTTTGACAACATCTACACCCGCATCCCACAAGCCATCCTTACCAAGAATGACCTCGTCATCTTCTGCGGATGGGATGTATTCCGCACCTTGATTGGAGCGTTGAAGGCCAACACGGGTGTCATGTACAACCAAGTGGATTTGCAGGGCCTTGCCGATGGCGACATCATCTACCCAGGCACAAACGTCCGTGTCGTTGCAGTCCCAGGCTTGCTCGGTTACAACCGCCTCGTTTGCTCTTACCTCGGTAACTTCTTCTACGGCACCGACCTCTTGTCGGACGAAGAAAACTTCGAATTGTGGTACTCCAAGGACAACGATGAAGTGCGCTTCCAAGCAGCCTTCAAAGTTGGTGTCCAAGTCGCTTACCCTGACCTCGTTGTTGACTGGAGATTGGCCTAAGTGTAAGGGGGGAGGGAAACTTCCCCCCGTTATTTTGTTCGCAACCCTAAAATAAAATATACACTATGTCTTGCTCCCTAACTACGGGCTACGCCCTCGGATGCCGAGATTCAGTCGGCGGCATCAAAACTGTCTTTGTCCAAGCCTTCAACCCAACGGGTTCCGTGAACACCAACGGTAGCGGAACGGTCACGGGCTTCACGGGATTCTCTTCGGGATTCTACGAATACGACTTGACCAAGGCGACCTCTTCAATGACGGAAACCTTGAACGCAAGCACCGAGAACGGAACCTTGTTCTACACTCCCGAAGTAACCTTTACCATCAACAAGTTGCAGACCGCCGTGCGGAATGAACTGCGCCTCTTGGCTCGGAACCGCTTGCTGGTCATCGTCCAAGACAACAACAGCCGCTACTGGGTGTTGGGTGCTGCGAATGGCTTGGAAGCCTCCGCTGGGACTGCTGGAACGGGTACTGCATTCGGTGACCGTTCAGGCTACGAGATGACGCTGACGGGCATGGAACCCGACGCCATGCTGAACATCTTGCCAGCAACATTCTCTGCGCTGACCGCACAAATCAGCGGGTCGTAGAGTATCTTTGACCTGCGGTTCTCATACGCCGCATGGTTTAGTGGTCAGGGGCCATCTCGCAAGGGGTGGCCCTTTTTTTTGTACCTTTGGGCTATGAGAATCTGCATCGTTTATAACGCCCATCCAACGGGCTGCTCGTTCTATCGGTTGGAGATGCCCAACGCATACCTCGGTGACAACTACACGGAGTTTGACTACGTCTGCGTGGACAACATCGCCAATGTCAAGGATGAGGACCTAAAGACCGTTGATGTGTGGCTTTTTAACCGTTTGTGGTGTCAAGGTACCTTGGACCAAATTCGCAATGTCTACAAGGCTCTCACGGCCTTTGGCGCCAAGGTCATCTTGGACTTGGATGACTACTGGGTGCTGGAATCGGGACACATCATGTACCGCCACTATTTGTCCACGAAATTGGATGAGCAAATCCGTGAACACATCCGCTTGGCTGACCATGTGACCACCACGACCGAACACTTGGCGCAGAAGATACGCTTGCTCAACAAGGCTGTGACCATCCTGCCGAATGAGCCATACGAAGCATATCAGCAGTATAAGGCCAGTCCTGACGAGGAACCCGAACCGCACCTGTTCAAGATTGGCTGGTTTGGCGGGGCGCAGCATCAGGAGGACATCGCCTTGGTGGAGCATTCCTTTGGCCTGCTTGCCCATGACAAGTCGCTGGATGGGCGATACAAAATCTACCTTGGCGGGTGGAACGATGGCAACCCCGTGTACGATGACTACGAAAAAATGTTGTCCTGCAAGGGGCTGAACAAGAATTACGGACGCATCCAAGCGGCGGACATCTACTCCTATGTGGGCGGGTACAACTTCATCAACGCCACCATCGCCCCCCTCCGTGATACCAAGTTCAACAGGCTGAAAAGCGAACTGAAAGTGGTGGAAGCGGGATGGATGGGCAAGGCTATCATCGCCTCGGAAACCACCCCCTACACGGACATAATCACCCACGGCCACAACGGGTTGCTGATACCCTACGGCAAGAAAGACGCATGGTACAAGGCGGTGAGGAAGTTCGTCAACGAACCCGACTACGCTCGCTCCTTGGCCGTGCAGTTGTCCAAGGATGTGAGGGAACGGTTTGACATCAGCAAGACCGCCGAGCGCAGGGCGGAACTCTACCGAAGCATCGGGCGCAAATTGTGAAATTCGGGCGGATTCTACATTTGGGAATAGGATGATTTATCTTTCTCCCAACACCACGAACACAATCGTCGTCACTTGGACGCAGCGGGCCAGCACGGGCGACCGTTACATCTTGCGCCTGACCAACATCGCCAAGAATTCCACGACCGACTTCACCCTGCTGAAATCGGCCAACCTCTCGCAATACACCGAACGCTATGACAAATTTCAGATTACCGTGGGGTCGCTTGAAACAGGCTCGTATAAGTATGAAGTTTACGATACCAGTAGCACGGTTGGTGCAGCCGTTGCGGTGGTTGAAACGGGCTTGGCGTATGTACAGGTAGTATCGCTGACCTTCAACACCTACGGCAATTCCATCCAGTACACCGTTTTCGGGGCGACCGATGAGGGTGTCTTTGACCAAACCTTTGACCCATCCTTCGCATGAGCGTACAAACAAGAACGCAGTTGCAGGCAAGTGCCGCAACGATTACCAACGAAACCGCCGCAGGCGCAAACACCGCCGCCCGTGTTGGTGGCCTATTCGATGACCTCGCAGACACCGCCACCTTGGACCGAGAGCGGGGCGTTGTCAATCGTTACATTGACACCCCGACCAACTGGACACCAACGCAAGGGCAGGCCGTTAAATTGACCGCAACGATGAAGGCGGGAGCGGTCAGCACCTACAACTTTACAAGCACAAGCTCGTCCATCACCTATACAGGCACAACGCAGTGCGATGCTTCGGGTGTCGGTCAACTTGGTGCTATCGCAGGGCAATGGGAATCAAGTGAAAATCTACATCGCCAAGAATGGCACAATAATTGCACAATCCTTGGCTGACCTCACGCTATCGCACAACAACGGCCACGCCGTGTTCACCGAAACGGTGCTGCAAGGTGCTGCAAACGATGAGTTTGCCATTTACATCAACGCCGTGAACGATGGCGGCTCCATCGCAATTTCGGCTCTCACCTTTACCGCCCACACGCTATGAGTATAAAGCAATCGTTCACCCAATGGCTTGGGATAGAACACAAGGTTCCCGTAATGCTCGAAAACAAAGCGGGCAAGTACATCACCTACGGGGCGTTCAACGAGTACCCCTACTACCTGCTGGACAACTACCGCCGAAGCAGCAAGCACAACGCCATAGTTAACGGAAAAGTGAACTACATCGTTGGCGGTGGATGGCAACCAGGGGAGAAGATGACCGTGGAGCAGCAGGCCCGCTACGCCAAGTTTTTTGACGGGTTAAGCGAGCATGACGACCTCAACGACATCACCGAAAAACTCGTCCTTGACTTGGAAATCTTCAACGGATTTGCCGTTGCGGTGACTTGGAACAAGATGGGAACCATTGCTAAAATGGAACACATCCCCTTCGAAAAAATCAGAGTGGACAAGGACGAGCGGATGTTCCAAGTCGCCGATTGGTACGACGATGCAATGGTCCAACTCTACCCCAAAATCGGGGATGTCGAAAAGATTCCCGCCTTTGATGCGGATAACCGCATCGGCAAACAGTTGTTTTATTACAGGGTCTATGCCGCTGGCGTGAAGTCCTATCCGCTC